GTACAGTGGCAACTCTGATCAAGAACTAGTTGAGTCTGAAAATACTCTTTCTATCTTGCATAGATATATTGACGACTCTGATACTACAATTGATAAGTCTCAGATCAAAGATCTCATTGGAGAGGTTTACAAAGAAGCTTGTGAGGTGGTAGACTAGAATGGCACAACAGATGTACATCTTAAGTTTGGCCGTAGACGGCGAAGAGGATGAAAACACTGGTGCCTATTCTGTTGTAGATGATCTTGGTAACGAAACCATCTTTCTTTTTGAAGAAGATGAAGACGCTGAACGATATTCTTCTCAACTTGAAGAACTGGATCACCCAAAACTAAAAGTAATTGAAGTTGATGGTGACCTAGTAAAAAAGGTATGTGAATTTCATGACTACAATTATGTGGTCATTTCCTCTGACGACATCATAACCCCACCTAAATTTTATGATCACGTTTAAAACGATTAGTTGGAAAAATTTTCTTTCAACAGGAGATCATCCAACAGAAATTAAACTAGACGCTAATCAAACTACTTTGATTGTGGGCACTAATGGTGCCGGTAAGAGTACGGTTCTTGACGCCCTTACTTTTGCTTTGTTTGGCAAACCGTTTCGTAAAATTAATAAACCCCAACTTGTTAATACTACTAATGAGAAGGATTGTGTTGTTGAAGTATATTTCTCCGTCAATAATGTTGAGTGGAAAATTAAAAGAGGAATCAAACCAAATATTTTCATCATCGAAAAAAATGGTGTAGTTCAGGATCAAGAGGCCTCTGCTGTTGAACAACAAAAGTGGTTGGAACAAAATGTTCTGAAGATGAACTATAAGTCCTTCACTCAGATTGTGATTCTGGGCAGTAGCACCTTTGTTCCTTTCATGCAACTGTCCTCTAATAATAGGAGAGAAGTTATTGAGGATCTTTTGGATATTAAGATCTTCTCCTCGATGAATGATGTAATCAAAGTCAAACTGCGAAAGTGTAAGGAAGATATACACTTGCTTGAATTGAAGAAGGATTCTCTGAAAGAGAAAGTCAAGATGCAAACACACTTCATTGATGAAGTAGAGTCTCAGAGTCATGAGACAATCAATAGTAAGAATGAGGAGATAACGAAATTATCTGAAACTGCCAATGAACTTTGTATTGATAATGTAAAGAAGGCTGAGTCTCTAGATGACCTACAAAAAGTTTTGACTTCCTATGAAGGCACGTCAAAAAAATTAAAGGAACTTGGAACTCTAAAGGGAAAAATCTCGCAGAAGGTATCCACAATTACTAAAGAACATAAGTTCTTTACGGAGAATACGGTTTGTCCCACCTGTACACAGGAAATAGAGGAAGAGTTTCGTGTAAATAGAATTAGTGACGTTCAATCTAGAGCTAAGGAGTTGCAATCCGGATACAATGAACTTGTATCGGCAATTAAAAAGGAAGAAGAAC